CTTATAAATATTAATTAATAAAAACTGAGCTAGTTTCGCCACCAGTACTTGATGTAAAATCATAACTAATACCATCCATTGAATATGATTCAATATTGCCCCCTGGAGTTCCATATGGTATTTCCATTATGAATTCAGTAACATCAAAAGTTATGTCGTCTATCATTTTATTTCTCCAGTTACAATATAATAAGCTTGGTATTGAAATTTTGGTATCTCATCACCATCTTTTATAACAAGAACTAATTCATAGTCTTCAAATACACCACCATCAAAAACACTTAGTGTTTCATCAGTAAAAAGCTTATCTCCTTTTTTTAATTCTATCATATTACATTTGTGTTAAAAGTGCTCTTATTCTAATACCATTTGGTAACGATGTTGCCGTGTATCTTATATAATTAGAAACAACATCAGCTGTTGCATTCCATGCCAACCAATTAGAACCACCATCTGTTGAATATTCAAATGTACCGTAACCAGAAACTAATACCGAATCATCTAGCACCAAAACACCAGTTACTGCATTATAAAGTCTTATTCTTAAATCTGGAATATTACTACCCCATAAAGTACCTTGTCTATAGGCAAATATCCTATTTGTAACAGATGAATTACCAACACTTGGTTCATAGTGACTATCAGTTGTATTGTCTTCATACGTCATTGTTAAACCCATAATTCTTGATGGTATACATGTTGTTCCTAATATTTTAAAAATAAACATAAATTGTATTTCTGTAGCTGAAACACCAGATAAGTCGCCATATTCATTTAGCAAGGTCCACCCACCAGTATTATCATCAATACCACTAGTTCGATAATACATTCTAAATGGCTCTGTTGGTAGCGAGAAAGTATCTGAACCTAATTTTTTAATTGCTTTTGGCGATACATTATATAGTTTATTTGAATCACTCACATCAAACTTAGGTGTTATCAACATTTGATTATCATCAATTGCGTAAGTTTGATGTGCTCCGATTGGTAGTGTATAAACTTGATTTAAAGCCGCACTTCCACCAACTCTCGCAAGATATAATATACCATTTTCTGACCACACAGAAAAAGCACTTGCTAAAATAGCTGGATGTGGTACACCACCATTATCAGACGTGGTTTGGTCTTGTTGTTTATCATCATTTAAAAATATATGGTCAAATGGGTCAGAAACTGTATTGTATTTTGTGACATAACTTCTAATACCAGCAGCACCATTTGAAGTAATAACAAGCCTATCAATACCACTAGATATCTCACATGAACTAAATCCCCCACCAGCTAAGTACGTTACAGTACCTCCAGGTGGCATCTCCACCATAACATCACTCTGCCAAGATGTTGAACCGTTTGTTATACCACTTATTGCTGCTCTATAACATCTAGTCGTTGTTACAAAATATAATGACGGAACCCCAGCACCTGGTCCATGATTCAACGTACCAATACGACCATTATTAGCACTTGACATAGTACCAGTCACAGCTTGAGCACCTGTTTTAATCGTTAATGTTGTTGTATCTTTACCAGATGCAAGGGTTAAAGCTTTCCTGTAGTTGTATGCGTATACTAAGTTACCAGTTACATTTAGACAATAAACAGTAGCAGCGGTCCAAGATGTTTTGTCTTGTAGTGCCGCACCAGCAGTTGTGGTATTTGTAACCGTTGCTGCATCAGCTAACCAATAAACAGCTCTTATATTATCAACAGTTGTAGCGGCTGGTATTGTAACACCAGCTGGTGAAAAACAAGATGTTACACTAATACCTTTTGTAACAAACAAACCACCATTTGTTGCTGTTGTATTTACTGTTGTTGTGATAATCATAAAATCCTCAATAACATAAGGTGTTCCAGCTGAATATGTTCCAGACAAAGAAGTTGAAAGAGTTAAACTTGTATCGCCCCCAACAACACTAATGTCTGCCCACTCAGTAACTTGAGTTGGGTCTGAAGAACCAAAACCAATCCTAGAACCTACAGACATCCTATCAGTACTCCAAGCACTACTTGTTCCAGTGACAGACGTACCGCTTGCCTCTGTTGTTCCAGAAGTATAAAGTTCTCTTACAACCCTAAAACCTCTTATTGTATGACCAACAGTTGCTGCAGGGTAAGTTAATGTACAAAAACCTTTCCAATTAAATTCTGATGTATTTTTATTATATTCATACATTATTATCCTTCTAGTGGCAGCGGCTGTTGAATTTTCAGCCAAAAAACACCAATCAATTGTGTCTGAAAAAGTAATTACATGTGGATAAAACCCTGCAATAGCTGTTGATTGTTCCATTGGTCTAGCCATACCAATCTTTGCTGGACCAGCAAAAACATCTTCTACTGTTGCTCCAGAATATTGTTTAATATTCGTACCTAAATTTGTAACTGAAGAATCATAAGTAGTAATTGCTGTTGTAACCCCATTAAATCTAAAATTTATTCCCTTTATTGCCATATTATATTTTTATAACTTTTATTATTAAATTAATTCTCGACACAGTACTAGCACTTATAACATTAAATGCTATCTTATCGCTTGTAGTTAAATTTCTATTCCACGTATTTATTGTATTATTAGAATTTATTTGTTGATTATTTAGAGTTGGTAATTCAGAACCAGCTATTGTATCTCCAGATATAGGTATTACTGTACTTTTCCATATATCAACAACACAATCGCCTGTTGTATTTCCTATAATATCCCAACTCATTATTGTTGCATTATAGGGTATTACCAAATACCCTTTTACACCTTCTGTTATAACGCTTCCAGCCCCATCTACAGTAATGCCAAAAGAACCAACTAAACCACTTAAATTTCCCCCATCTCCATAATATGTAGTTGCTGACATACTAGTTGCTGATAATGATGAAAAATTCCCACTATCTGCTTGTACAGTCCCGCCAATTGCTGTACCAGAAAAGGTAATATTGTTTACAGAAGGAGACGCAGTCAAATTCACTGTTGGTGCATTTGCTGTACCACCAGTTGTAATATTAGAACCAGGTTGAACTCTTGTTATTGTATCTGTTTGTGAAAATATTGAATATAAATTTGTAGAGCCTGAATTTAATGTGTCTCCTGAAATGGTAGTAGCACTAAATCCTCCAGATATTTGTATATCTCCTCCAACCGTTCCTCCAGTTAGTCCCAAAAAGGTACTTGAACCATATTCAAATATATTGGCACCATCATAACCCCACAGTTTTCTATCTGTAAGATTAGAGAAAATCTCCCCAGCAGTTGTACCTGTTGGTATTTTACCAGATACGGAGCTTTTCTTGGGCACTATTCCGCCCACTATTCTTGTTTGACCACTTGCCATTATGTCTGAATTATAGAATTCTTAAAATATACACCTATAGAGGTGTTTGATATCTCTTATAAATAGACTTTAATAATATTTTTTTTCACTTTTTTTAGAATTAAATTTTTTTTTTCATGTATTTATTAATACAGAAATAACAACAAAAACAATAGAATATGGCAGATATGTTTAGACCAGTTCCAATTGAACAGGAACCAAAAAGAAAAAATAGATTTACACTTGAATTCCCTACAGAATTAGGGATTGAATCTTTTTTAGTTCAAACTTCAGGTAAGCCGAAGATGGAAATCGGAAGCACTGAGATTCCTTACATGAACACCTCTACATGGGTTGCTGGTAGATATAAGTGGCAAACCATTGACGTTAAGTTCATTGATGTAATAGGACCCTCTACAACTCAAAAAATCATGGAATGGGTAAGGCTTCATGCTGAATCTGCTACAGGACGTATGGGTTATGCTGTTGGTTATAAGAAAAATCTTGTTCTTAAGGCTCTTGACCCAACTGGTCAAGAAGTTGAGAAATGGACATTAATCGGCTGTATGATTACAAACGTTGAGTTTGGTGATTATGATTACGGTGCTGATGACCTTGCAGAGGTTACAATTACACTTCAACCAGACAGATGTCTTTTAGCTGCTTAACAGGGGCTTAATTTAAAATATAATAAATCCTTGGGGTGCTGTATTATTACCGTTTTCCCAGGGATTTTTTATTATAAGATATGGGACAATTAAAATTATATAAGAAGTTTTATCAAATCAGTTTCACAAGAACTGCTAATAGCATAATTGGGCCCAATTACTTCCCACTAAACCCAGCCTCTCTTAGTGCAAACACATATGTTGCTGGCACAGGTGATACAGAAAGTAATACGTTGATAGAATCAAATCTTAGCATTACTAATGAAAGTGCAAATATTTATTTTGCCAACCTTGACCCTTCTATGTATGCTTCAGATATTACTTATGACCTTATTTGGTTTGTAGAATACTTAGTTGGTGCACCGATTAAGAAAATAAGCACAAGATTTAGACTGAATTCAAACTCTGTTTCAAATCAAATAGAAATTGAAATAATTCATAGTCCATTGGAAATAGAATTCACAAATAATTCATTAGAAATAGACATTTCGTAAATATTTATAATTAAAGATTATGCCACAACCAGGTTACGTAAAATCATTAAAAGACAAATTCTTTATCAAGAGAAATGATACTCTCCCAACACTTGACCTTGTTGTGATTGATAGAGCTTGTGCTGGAAACAAAATACCTTTCAATCTAAGCGGTGTTACTGCATGTACATTTACAATGACAAACGATTGTGGTGATATAAAAATAATGGCTAAGCCAGCTCAAATCACTTCTTATAGCGGTGGCAATATTTCTTATAACTGGGAGCCAGAAGATACAAATGAGTCAGGTATGTATAGTGGAGAATTTAAACTATTTTTTTCAGATGGAAGTATAATGTCTCTTCCTCCTATAGGAAATATCTCAATTGAGATATTTCCAACATTAAATAATTTTTAATTAGTCTTTATACTTCCAAACAAAACCTCCTGAGGTTTTCAATTCTCCTCTTGCTGCAGAAGCAACGTTTCCAATGTGAAATCCATCTTTTTTTACATCAGAAACATATTCATATTCTTTTATAAAATTACCATCTTTATCAAATTGTAAAATAGGTTTTCTACTTACAGATGGTTTTCCAAACATTGGATTTTTTTCTCCAAGTTGTCTATATCCTTTACCATATGCTGTTCCTTTTTCACCAGAATTAAGCTCTCTTAATTTTTGTTTTGTTTCTTCAGAATGTTTTCTTCCCTTATTAGAATTTGCCAGTTTTTCTTTTGCAGCCTTTGCTTTTTCTTCTCCTAATCTTTCTTCCCATGTTTTACCAATTCGTGATTCTGATGCTTTTTGCCTCATTTCCTCTGTCCACTCATGTCCATAATTTGGATTGTTTTCACCTGAATTATTCTTGCTTAGTTTGCTCTTAACATAATCTGAATGTTCATTTAATAGTGGGTCTTTTAAGTTATATACACTTTCGCAATTAATTCCTCCATAAAAATCAATCCAATATTTTTCTCTTTCATTTAATATATTATCTTCAAGCACCTCTTCTAAAATGCTGTATTCAAAATTATCAATTCCATATTTTTCAAAAGCTCTTTGCAATATTTCATTGTGATGAGTTTTTGTTTTTATTCTCCTTATATGACTTGCATATCTTTGACCCAAATTTTTAGACTGTCCTATATAAACTTTATTATTTACTTTATTTTTAATGATGTAAATTCCTTTTTTCATAACTATAATTTTAATAAATAAAAAACAGAGACTTTTGGCCTCTGTTTATAAATAGTAAAAAATTAGTAAATTCCAGCATCAGAAGAAACCTCCATCAAGAATGTCGTATTCTGCCAACACTCTGACTCCATTCGGAGATGATGTTGTGCCACTTTCTCTAATTCTAATATCATTAAGGTTTGTTGTAAACGAACGATTATCAACTGTTGTTGCTGTACCTCTAATATCCCAGAATACATCTGTACCTGCAACACCAGAACCATCTTGAATTGTAAGACCAGCTCCAAGTGAAGTAGATGTTGTATTAGCTGTAGGGTTGTAGTTGATTATAATGTTATTATCCTCAATGTATAATTGTGAAGTAAACGCACTGATTGTATCACCCATAATAACAAGGTCACCCCAAATAGTAGTTGTTCCTAAAAATGTAGGCGAACCAACTTGTAAGTTTTGTGCAGTTAATTTACTTACTGAATCATCATAAGTGAATCCGCTATTTGCCTTAAGAGCACCACTTGTTCCAGCATAAACAGCCCAACCAGTTGTAAGAGTTGTATCTGAAACACCTGGAGCTGAAATAGCACCAGTAAATGTCGCACCAGATAAGTTAGCCTTAGTTGTAATTTGACCGTTTAAAGAATTGAATATTGTTTGTAAATTTGTAGCTCCTGAGTAAATTGTACCACCTGAAAGTGTTCCAGCAGAAAGTGATGTTGCTGTTACTCCAGCAGCTTGAATATCTCCTCCAATTGCTGTTCCAGAGAAAGTAATGTTATTCACTGATGGAGATGCAGCAAGATTAATTGTCGGACTCGTTGCAGTTCCGCCTGTTGTTATATTAGAACCAGCATTTACATTGTTTACAGTTAATCCTGGTTGTGCAAATATACTGTATAAATTTGTTCCACCTGATAATATTGTGCCACCAGATAATGTTGTTGCAGACAATGATGTAAATGTACCAGCAGCAGCCTGCACATTTCCTCCGATTGCTGTTCCAGAGAACGTAATGTT